GCGCTGGCCCACCCCCCGGCTCCATCCCCAGAGCCAGGGGCGCCCTCTCTGCCGCGAGCTTTCAGCTCGCGCTGGCCCACCTCCCCGGCCCCATCCCCCAGAGCCAGGGGCGCCCTCCCTGCCGCGAGCTTTCAGCTCGCGCTGGCCCACCTCCCCGGCTCCATCCCCCAGAGCCAGGGGCGCCCTCTCTGATCCGGGCCTTCGGCCCGGCCACTGTTGCCCCCTCGGCCCCGTCGCCTTTCAATCGATCGATAAGGGCTCCCCCCCCAACCCCCCCAGGGGGGAGATTCCCCCCCTTCCCCCCCAAGGGGGACTTTCGCCGGGCCGGAGGCCCGGCATCCGCTATATTCCAAATCCGCTGTAGAGCGTAGGCTGAGCGTAGGGCAAACGTACAGCAACGTAGTACGATTTGTACTATAATGGAGACGTAGCTAAGCAGAGCCAAGCCAACCCCCAGGGGAATCCGGATAGCCTGGGGGGAAGCAAGGTCGAGCGACCTGGATACCCCACTCACGGCCCAGGGATAAAAAAACCGAGAGGGCAGCCTGGCGGCGCTGATGAGCCGCGCTACCCCCGGGTTTACGATGATCTTTTTTGCTGTGTTTTTGTGAAGCTTTCCCGTCAAAAAAGACTGAGAAAAACCAGCCAGTAGACGCTAACCGGTTAGGCCCTGCCTGTTGCTCCTCTCCACGGAGGGGGGTAATGGGCAGAGTAACAAAAAAACAGAATAGATCGGGAGGGTAGGACGCACTCGGGCGAGGATGGACTTGTTCTCCTCGCGGGAAGGCCAGTCACCCGGAAGGAAAAATCAATATCATCTATAATGAAAGGAACAGGATTATGAAGGATTTGAAGGAGATATTAAGGAAGGCTTACGATCGCGGCTTCAACGACGCCACGAATGGCTACGACGGACCGGATATGGCGGACATCGCCGATCTGGTGCTGGAAGCCACCACCGACGACATGGAAACGGCAGAGTACCAGAGCCGAGCCAGGCAGGTCGCGGATAGCTATGCTAATGGCTACGACGCAGGAAAGGAGACAAAATGAACTGGGTCGAAAGAAATTATCCCATCGGGGCCGAAATTCTGGCTCCACATCCACAACTCGTAGAATGGCAGAAATGCCAGATCACGGACCACATTGTTGGCCCGCCGGCGCCCGGCAGCCCGGCCCGCCGCATCACCGGCATCATGATCTGCCATCCAGACGGCATCTATCAAGAGATTGACGGGTCGCTGTTGAATGAGGATGGCAGCGGGATCTAATCATCTCGCCCCTCCCTCCCCACTTTGGGGGGTTGGAGGGGCGAGTCACAAGGAGGAAAATTATGTGGACATGGGAAGAAATGATAAACGAGAAGGAGATTTTTATGGCCGACTTTTTGGAAAATATGGCCTCGTTCGCGGCCGAAGCCCGGCCGGAGCATTTTCAGCGGATCTTTGGAGAGACCCTGGGCATGCATGTCTGGGGCAAATTCGCCGCCAGGGAATGCAATCCCTTCTCCTTGTACCTGACCCTGGACAGCCCCAACCGAATCAAATTAGGCCAGGCCATCATCAATTGGAGCAAATAAAAAAAGGCCAGCCCCGGCGCCACAACGCCGGGCTGGCCAGCCAAATCCTGGGAGGGATTTTAGCAATGAGCATCTTATCACAATCCAATGTAAAATACAACAAAAGCGCTCGGGTTTGGGAAACCTGGCCTGAGACCGAAACCTACGAGACGGCCATGATCATTGGGGACATCGAAGTGTTCCCCCCCGGCATCGAGGGCAAACGCGCCGCGCTGCTGGCAGATCTGACCCAGAGCCCGGAGATATTCCAGTGGCTCACCGGCTTTCTGGCTGAGCACCAGGACAATCCCAAGATCATGGACCGGGCCATCAGAGCCGGCCACCTGATGCGCGAGGGCGCCGTCAAGCTGCTCCACCTGGAGCATTTCGAGGTTCAGAGCCAATCCGAGCCAGGCGGCAGTTACACGGTCGCCAAATATCCAAGTGGCTGGGTCTGTATGTGCCAGGATTGGCACAACGGCCAGGCTTACTACCGCTGGCATCTGGACCGTCGATCCTACGCGCCTTGGATCGAGGATCACGGCGGCCCGTGCTGCAAGCACATCATTGCCGCCATCGGCAGCCAGGCGCTCGACCCGTATGAGCCATGCCCGCTTTGCGAGGGCAAGGCGTTTCTCGGGTTCGTGGTCGAGGCAACCGGGCGCATCGTAGCGCAGCCGTGCGAAGTGTGCCAGGCGACCGGCGCGTATCGGGTGCTCGAAATTCCATTTTAATTTTAATTCAAGTTTTATTCCCCCCTGGCCACACCCGGCCAGGGGGGCGAAGGGAGAAACCAAACGATGAACGACGATAAAGAAACCATCGGCCTGCTCAAGGCCCAAAACGCGGCCCTGACCACCATCAGCAATCAATTGGCCGCGCTCATCCAGATCCAGGCCGCCGGGTCTGCGCCCAACTACCGCCGGCAGCTGGCCGACTTCACCGATTTCGACTGGTCCGAAATCGGCGCGACGGTCAGCCAGAGCGACCGCGGCGGCCCCGCCACCGTCGATTGGAACGGACTGAGCTTCACCCGACGCTCCGGGTCGGGCAAATTCGGGGACGCGATCTGGTTCTCGCGCGGCATCGGCCGCGACGGGGACAAAAATCTATTTGCCCGGCTAATCACATTCAAGGATGCGGATCAGGCCGAGCCGTTGGTGGTCCAGCCGCCGCGGGGAGGCCAGCGCCAGGCGCAGCCCGCCCCGGCCCAGGCCGCCGCTCAGCCCCGCCAGGCCGCCGCTTCCCCCCCGAAGGCCGCAGCTCCTCCCCCCGAAGGCTGGTGGGAGGATGAAGAGGGCGCCTTACCCGCCGGCCTCGATGACCGCGACCTGTGGAACAAAATCGTGGAGGTCTCGCTCACGGTGGGCAAATTCAACCACCAGGTGGTCAACGAGATTCTCAAATCTCAGGCCGAATGGCGCGACAAAGCCCTGGCCCTGACGCAGCAACTCGGCATCAGCCAGGCCGACCTCCAGACGGCTTAGTGTATGGTACGATACAATAATGACCATCACCAGCCAAGAGTACAACGCCCTAGAGCAAGCCTATGACTGGTTTAATGCAGATCTTTTTGAGGGGAGACTGCCGGCCGTGCTGATCACGTTCCAGCGCAAGGCCAACTCAGCCGGCTTTTTCTCCCCCGGCCGCTTCGCCGCTCGCAACGGCGGCAGCGACGATCACCGGGCCGATGAGCTGGCCCTCAACCCGGCCGGCTTTGTGGGCCAGACCGATCTGGAGATACTCCAGACTCTGGTCCACGAAATGGCTCACGTCTGGCAGGAGCATTTCGGTGAGCCAGGCCGGGGCGCGTATCACAACCAGGAATGGGCCAATAAAATGATCTCCCTCGGGCTGATGCCAAGCTCCACCGGCCAGCCCGGGGGAAAAACCACCGGCCAGAGCATGAGCGACTATGTTGTGCCCGGCGCCCCCTTTGAAAAATCGGCGCTGACCCTGCTCTGCACCGGTTTTAAGGTCAACTGGCAGAGCCTTGAGCCGAAGAAAGGAGGCAAGCCACCCGTCAAAAGCAAAGTGAAATACACTTGCCCGGCTTGCAGCATCAACGCCTGGGGCAAGCCTGAGCTAAGTCTCATCTGTGGCGAGTGTATGGAGACAATGGCAGAAGCCTAGCCTAGTTTTCCCAGGAAAAGAAAGGAGGTTTTTAATTTTAATTTGATTTTTTCATCCACATCGGCCCCAGGCCCGGCGCCGCAGAGCCGGACCGCAAACTTTAAGGAGAAAAAACAATGACGAAATTTATGGTCAACGGGCAGGAGCGAGAGCTCCGTTACGACGTGAGCGGTATCGACATCAGCGGCGATTTTATAGGCAACACCAGTCACGGAATGGCCTCCGACGACGAGGGCCGGTACATTGCCACTCAGGAAGACTATGACTGGTGGCAAAAGGTCATCGCCGCTCATCAGGAGATGGAGACGGCAATAGTCGCCTACAAAGAGACCCACGACCCGGACGAGGTTGACCGGGTAGCGCAGGACTGGATGGGTGGAGACCTGGATAACGAGCCAGATCAGGTCTTAATGGGGCTCAAAAGAGCCTTCGGAGCAATCTAACACGGCCCAAGGCCCGGCGCCGCAGAGCCGGGCCACATAGGAGAATTTTAGAAATGCCAAAAATCTTAGGCAAGACCGCTTACATCAACAAAAGTGCAGCCACTCGCGCCAACAAAATATTAGTAGAACAGGGTTACCCCGAAATCGAGGAGGGATATCTCAACAACATCATGCAACGACTCGGTGGAGCCGACCGAGACCAACAAAAGGAAGTTTATGAAATGATCAGCGTCGCCCTGGGGTTCGACCTCATCGACGGAGAGGGATACGAATACACCCCAAAGTGGCTCACCTAACACGGCAAGGCCCGGCGCCGTAGAGCCGGGCCACGAATATTTAAGGAGAAAACGATGAGTTTAAGTCCAACTTATAAATCCCAGGAAGAAGCGGCGGCCGCAGGCCTGGTTTTTGTGCCAGCCAAGGTCATCGAGTACGTAACCGATGAGCGCGATTCGATCATCGGCAAGGTCCAGCGAAAAGATACCAGCGGACCAAACCAATTCGGCTATGAATTCGGGCTGGCCGCATACCGCAAGGATCCAGACGGTGGTTTTGCCCTGCTCGGAATATTTGGAGAATGCCGAGAAATTTTCATCGAGGATGCTCCCAACAAAGGCGGCGACCAGGGAGCATATTACACCAACGTAATGGATGAGACCTCCTACAACAAGGCCCTGGAGTCAGCCCGGCGGGCAATTCAAGGCAGTGTGGCATAAAATACCGCCCCCACCGGCCATGTAGGCCAGACCGCGCGCGGAGCCACTTCCCCCAGGCCCGCGCGACAGCCAGCGCCGCAGCCCCCGAGCGCACCCTCTCCCTCGGCGCGCTCGGGGCCGTTGCCGGCAGTGGTCTTGCAGGCTACCTATTCGAGTAAATTATGCGGCCCCAGTGCCGCCACAGCGCAGCCCGGCTGAGACAGGGCAGGAGTATTGAGAGATGGTAGAAAAAATAGTTGGCAAATACACCTTTGGCCGGGCGTATCGCTCGGATTGGACAGTTGAGGAATGGGAAGAAGGGGAGTTGATCGAGGGGACTACATCCCTCGGTCACTATGAGGTAATTGAGAGAAACATAATTGAAACGAAGAAATTCGACCTCGATAGGCGCCCCCTTGCTCCCAAGGGGAAAGTTGGCAAGGTCGGGGATGGTACGATTTTCTCTAGGACGATGGCGTCCTGGACTCAAACATCCATTGGCTCAAGCACAACAACCTATTTTGTTATTGAATAGTTCCTAATGCGGCCCAGAGCCACCAGCCCCCCTACCCAGGGGGGGCTTTTTTTATTTTCGGCCCATACCGCTCCCACCGGGTGCGGCAGGTCGTCGCCACCCGGTGATGGGCCGCCACCAGCGTATCCAATCCGGCCGGGCCATAGCTGGCCGGGTTGGCTTCGGCCGCTTGCAAAAACTCATCGAGGAGCACCTGCTCCAGCGGCCCGCCGCAATGCGGACAGCGCGGCAGCGGACACTGCAGGCCCTGCTGGTCCAGCGCCATAGCATCCCCAGGGTAGGTCGACCACCACAAACAGCCCGGCGACCGGGCGCTACTCGTGCCATGCAGCGCCCACTTCCGGCCCCCCAGCAGCGGGGCCGAATCATAGATCTGTTTGAGGACCTTGTGCTCGATAGCCACGCTAAGCGCCTCCCCCCCTGCGAGCGGGGGGGGGTAGGGGGAGGGCCTTCCGCAACTCCGCATACACCGCCCCCACCCGCCGCTTCGAGGCCGCCACCGAGGCGCCTACATCCTCACCCGTTTCGAGGTCCTGCCTTACCTCGGTATAAGCTTCACCCAAAAGCTTGAGCAAGGCCGGATAATGATCCTCTAGCCCACCCTCAAGCTCTCCGGCCGTCTCCAGGCCCGGCACATTGGGCCGCCACCGCACCGGCAGCCCGGCCGCAACCGCCTTGGCGTGAAATAGATCAACCACCTGGTCGGCCAGAAGCTCCCGCTCCACCCTGATAGTACCGGGCCAGGTCTCAATCGAGAAAAGCCGAGCCTGCCCCCAAATCTCTACATTCTGCAAAATCATAAAATCCATCAGATTCCCTTTCCAAATTCTTAATTTTTAATTCTTAATTCTTAATTCTTAATTCTATTCTACACCACCCGCATAATAAACGCCAGCGCGTAGTACGGCGGCAAAATCGTAAACGTGCCCGTTCCCCCCGCGCCCCAGGTGGCGGCCGCCGTGGAGCCGCTCACTGTGTGCGAGTGCGAACTGCTGGCCGTGGAGCCGCTCATCGTATGCGAGTGCGAACTGCTGGCCGTGCTCCCGCTGACCGTGTGCGAGTGCGAATCGCTGGCCGTGCTCCCGCTGACCGTGTGCGAGTGCGAATCGCTGGCCGTGGAGCCGCTGCTCACGCTATGCGAGTGCGAATCGCTGGCCGTCGAGCCGGAGTTGACGCTGTGGCTGTGGCTATCAGAACCGGTCGAGCCGGTGTTGACATCGTGGCTGTGAGCATCGGAGTTGCTCGGGGTGTTGTAGACGTTAAAAACCCCGGTTCCATCCGTCCCCGTGTAGGCATTGAGCGTGTGAGTATGCGAGTCGCTGGCCGTGCTGAGCGTGCCCGAGGTGTGGCTGTGCGCGTCGCTATCGGTGGCCAGGGTGCCGCCGCCATGGCTGTGGCCGTCGCTGGCCGTGGCCAGGGTGCCGCCGCCATGGCTGTGCCCATCGCTGTCGGCCGCCAGGGTGCCGTCGCCATGGGTGTGCCCCTCCGAACTCGTGGCCAGGGTGCCAACCGCGTGGCTGTGCCCCTCGCTCGACGTGGCCAATGTCCCCACCGTGTGGCTGTGCCCCTCGCTCGACGTGGCCAGCGTCCCGGCGGCGTGAGTGTGGCTAATTTCCACCGTCTCAGAGCCGCCGCTATCCCCAATCGCGTAGGCCCCGCCGGCCCCAATAATAAACTTCCCCTGCAGGTCCGGCGTGCCGCTGCCCCCATTGCACAGCGCCCAGCCGGCCGGCACACTCGCCCCCGACCAGCCAATAATCCCCCCAATCGGCACCCCATAGGGACTGACCCGAATCAGCAGATCAAAAATCTGGATCAGGCTCGGCGGGCCCAACATCTCCGAGACGATCTGGTCGATGATAAACCCCTTCTGCTGAAGTACATTCGTCATCGCCGGGATCCCCGTCTCGGTTTGGAAGTCTTCTGGCCCGGCCCCCGCCGGACCGTGTTGGTATGCACTCCCGGCCCACGCCGAACCGTGTTCCGATGCGTCCCCGCTCCCCGCCGAATTTTATTTCGTTTCATGCCGGTCATTTCTCCGACTCTAGCCCGGTGCGCCAGGGCCATGAGCGGCACACTCCCAATCACAATCTCTTGCTCATACCTCCGGGTGAAACTATTCCACCGCTCGAAATATCTACGCACCCGGCCCGACGTGGCCGGCCCGCCCCAGGGCGGCGCAGCCACGCTGAGCGAGTCGTACAGGCGCAGGGTGTAATGCGGCCGGGCCACAATCGTGCCCGACACGTTGAAGGCCAAAAAGCTATTAAGATATCCCTCAGCCACCTCCTGACACTCGGCATCGCTGGTCAAACTCGGAATGTAGACCACCCAGCGTCGAGTTCCCACCAGGGCCGCCTCGGCCGCGTCAGCGGCGGTATAGCTAAACTCCTCAGCCAGCCCGCCGGTGATCACCACCGTATTGATCGGCGCGCTCGTCTCCATAATCTCGGTCCCGCCGAGCAAGGGGTGATCGCCGCTCTCGCCATTCTCGAAGTCATAGACGTAAGCCGTCTCAACCCCGAGCTGCTTACTGAGAATTTGCCCGCTCAACCCGGCATACAGCACCTCGTGCGCCTGGCCCATCAGCCGGCGCATGGCGAACAGGCCCGATTCATAGCGCGACACGATAAAATCGGTCGCGTAGCCAAACGACCCGCTCAAGGTCAGCCCGATCTCACCCAGAATGCTGGCCGCGATCACGCTATGGGTCTGGGCCATAAAGACGGTATCGACCGCATAGCGATACCTCTCCAACTTGCCCCACCAATCCAGGCACGTCAAGACAAGCTGCCCCTGGTCCGTGTACTGCAACGAGTCGACCCAGGTCGCCGGCAGCTTTGCCGTCAGCGTGTTCCCCTCGGCTGTGACCAGGCCGCGCTCAAGCTGGATCTCTGTCCCCCTGGCCAGGTCGGGGTAATCCGTCGCCAGATCGTCAAATTCCCCCTCCCGGTTATCCAACCAGAGCGAGAGACCGCCGGGCGCCTCGGCCGTCTCTTCGTACTGGTAAGCAATAAGAAAAGTTTCGAGGCCGGTGTGCGCCCCGATCGTGAGCAGAAAAACAGGGGTAAGCGAGACAACTTTCTGCTCCTGCAGCAGCTCATCTGCCGCCGCAAACAGCACCGGGGGCGAAAAATAAATACGCCCGCGCGGATGCGGGCGTTGCTGGTGGATTGGCAGCCGGACGCGCAAAATCGCCCGGTTGCCCGGCGGATCCGATTCGACCGCCGGCCCGCGTAGCCAGATAGCTCCACGTGGCTGCGGGCGTTGCTGGTGAATTGGCAGCCAGACGCACAAAATCGCCCGGTTGCCCGGCGGATCCGATTCAACCGCCGGCCCGCGTAGCCAGATACCCCGCCGGCCGGCCGGAAAGCCGAACATAAATTACTCCTCGAAGAACATCTTGGCCCGCACGTTGACCGCGGCCGGGGCCGTGCAGATGATCCCCAGGCGGTCACCCCCACCCACAATAATTTCCTGACCCAGGGGATATAACTTCTCGTACCCCTGTTGCGGGTGGACCTCGATCACATCCACCACGTCGCCGGTGGTCGGCTCAGCCGTGGCCGTGTGGCGGGCCGTCGTCAAAAGCGTCTCGGCTAACGAGTCGTCCACTTTGACCGGCGTCAGGGCCGACGTCGTACCGGCGGTCGACTGCCGGGCCAGGGTCACCTGCACCGGCTCGGCCGTGGTAGAAGTCCCATCGAAGAAAACGCCCCAACCCAAGATCTTGACCCGCTGGTTAGCCGCCGCCACCAGTTGAATCACTGTTTTAGCCGTGGCCGCGGTCAACGCCACCTCAGCCGACTGTATTACTCCCTGAAATGCTGCCATTTTTTTTGTTCCTTTTTCAAATTCTCAACTCACGCACCGGTCGATCACTCCGCACCAGTCGCGAGCGATAACTCAGATAAGTCGAGACCACCAGGTTGCGCGCCAGGGACCGGTATAGCTCCCAGCGAGTGGCCGGTTGCCACATATCCCAAATCAGCCCGGCCGGCAGGGCATAATCGTAGATGCGCACATCGTCAAGCAGCCCTTCAGTTGTTGAGGTCGTGTTGCCAATATAGCGGCCAATATAAAGCGAGGCCGTTGTGGCCACCGAGTCGGTAAAAGCCGCCGCCGTACCCGTCAAGACTCCATTCACAAAAATATGGATGTCCGACCCTTTCCGTTGCCCGGCCAAAAAATTCCAGGTCCCGGTCGTGATGACAACATCGGAATTGACGGTCACCGTCCCCGGAGGGGCAGGCGCCTGAACAATCGCAAAACTCGGGGTAGTTCCCAACGATTGCAGAAAGTAACCATCAAAATCAACGTTGCCCGCTTTCCGCAGAATCGTATTGGTATGACTCAAGTCGCTGGATTTGAGCCAGGCGGTCACCGTAAAATCCTGGTTGGCTCCAAAGTCGAGCCGGGCCGGATCCCCCACATTGATATTGTCATCACTGCCATCAAACAGCAACGCCGCGCCGCGCTGCCCATCGGCCACCCACACCGGATCGGCCCCACCGCCCGGAAACGAACCATCTAGCCGGTAATCTCCCAAATCATACAACGTCGCCCCGGCTCGGACCGGCAGCGCCGACCACCAGGCCAGCAACCCCCGCGCCTGGGGACTCCTCCGATTGAGATCAAACCGCAGGCCCGGTGGGGGACCAGGCCCCAGCCAACCACCGCGCTGGCTAAACCGGGCGATCACTGCAACTCATCCACAATCGGATCGAACACAACATGCGACTCAACCGCGTCCGAATGGAAAGCCGCGCCGCTCTCGTTTTTCACAATCAACGATCCATACCGTTCGGTCGGGCTGAACACCCCCACCTCCCCGATCTGGACCGTGGTCGCAACCTGGACGGTACACACAAACGAGCCGATATAGATAAGCTGCAACACGCTCTCAGCCAAGTTACTCGAATAGCCAGCATACGCCGCGTCCGAGCCGGATACCCCCCCCGGGTTGCCGGTCCCCGCCGTGGCACTCTGAGACGGGGCCCAATAAAGTTCGATCAGTTCCCCGGCGGTCGGGGTCGCCGCCATCTCAAAAGCCCCACGCACCGCATACAAAGCCGCCCGGTGTTCCCCCAGGTCCACCTTGGCGCTCTGCCTAGCCGCGCCGTCAGCCAGACCGGTCAGATCGAGCTGCACCTCGGTATCCACCGCCGAGGCATGGCGCAGATCATTGGCCGCGGTCGGGTTGTAATCAATTGCATGGTCTGCAAACGTGATCTGGGGAGGCGCGCCGTCGATCTCTTGAAGCAAGGCCTTGTTTGCCATCAAGCCCTCGCCATTGCCACGTGGCCGGGCTTGACCTTCGACAGCCCCAACTCCGTAGCCCGGCTGATCGACTCGGTCCGAGCCGCCGCCAGGTTGCCAATCGTGTCAGACTGCGCCCCAAAAACCGAGACAAACATATCTTTCTCAACCCCGTTCGGGTTGATCACCCCCATATGCAAGATATCCCAGACCCGCTGCTGAGCCGTCGGCAGCAACAAATCAAACTCAGCCTTATCGATCGCGTTCATCACTTCCGTGGCCAGCATCGTCGCTTTGATCCGGGTCCGGTAAGCAGTATTCAGATCATCGGCCGCCTGCTGGTCAGTCTTGCCGGCATAGCCCCGCTCCAGCGGATCGGTTTCGATTTCATTTCTTAATTTTTCAATATTCATAATTACATACCTTCCCCCCACGTGTACGGGGGGGGTTAGGGGGGGGTCAACTCCAGCGCGACCGGCTATACCCCAGCCGTGCATCCCACCGATCTAGCGCCGGTAACTCGATATGACTTTGCCCCTCCAACCCGCGAGACCGCTTGATAAAAAACATCCCATACCGGAACTCACTCAGACGCCCTTGCCCCCAGGCTTGCACCACCGCGCTGGTATTGCGATCCAGGGTCACCTCTTCGGCCGCGTCCATCCCCCGCTGTACCGCGGCGTGGCCGGCCGCCCCGACTATAAGCAAATCTTCATGCTCAACCGAGAAAGTGGTGCTGGCAGCCGAATCGAGACCATTCAAGGTCTGCATCTTCGTATAAAATAACCGGGCGATGTCCCCATCGGCCGGCCGGTCCCCGTCCGGGAAGTAGAGCAATTGGGAATCCTCCCAATACTCAAACAGCCGCCAGTTCGGAGGCTCCTCCGGGTCGGCCGCCGTATAGGGCAGCCACACCCGCTCGATGTCGATCAAGCCGGTCACCGCTGAAATATCCAGCTCCCGGGTAGCGCTGCCAAACTCGACCGTGGTAATGGCCTGGAACGCCCGGGCCTGGCGCGAGTATTCAATCAAGGCGCGCCGGATGGCAATATCTAAGTCATCCGTGCTCCAGATGTTGGCCCCGGTATCGGCCAACTCACCCTGGACCCGCGCCCGCAGGGTGGTCAAAGTCAAACTACTCGCGGTCATCGTCTCGCTCCAGCCAGGTTTGCAACTCCGGCGAAATCTCGACCTCCCGCTCGTCGCCGTCGGCCAGAAGCAATGTCACGATCCCCGGCCCAATCGTCCAGGCAGTAATATCATCCAGATCCACCGCCTCAATCGCCGCCGCCCCAATCACCACCAGAGGCAGCGTCTCGCCATTTTGCAGAGTCATAAATTCTCCTCTCCCCCCGGCGGGGGATCACTTTTCCCAGGAAAAGGCGCATAGACCAGCCGCCCCGACACCAGCCGCAAAATCACCCCGGCCCCATCCGCCCGTTCGGTCCAGCCCATAATCAGGTTCAGCTCGACCCCCTTGAGCCGGGCCGCCATAATCACCTGCTGCGGCGTAGCATCGCCAAAGCGCTTCCGCTCCATTTATTTCTTTTTGGGCTTCCCACCCTCCAAACTACTCCCCCCCTGCGAGCGGGGGGGGTTGGGGGGGGGTTGCGCTTCCATCGTCTTGGGCTTCGCCAGGCGCGCCCGGAACCAATCGAGTAGGCCCGACATCCGCACCCGGTATTTCTGGCCGGTGGCGATCACCAACACCACCTCATCCGGGTAGACCGTGAAGCCCATCAAGGCGTGCTCATCGATGGAGTCGTGCTCACAGCTCGGGTCAGCCTCGAGCTTGCGCACGGCTGCGATCACTTCCTGGGGTAATTTTTTTTCCATTTTTCACTATCCTTTCTACGTCTCGATCCAGACCGTTACGGTCACCGAGTCATCCTCATTAGCCTGGGCAATCGTGGCCTCCAGCCGGCCGTGAACCACATATGGCTCGTGAACTTCTTCACCGGCGGTATAGAGCACATCGGTGCCGTCATTTTTTTCAACGATTCGCCGGGGATAGATCTTCTGGTCCGTGGCGCTATTGCTCAAGCTAATGATCGCCTCACTGGCCGGGTCCATCTCGTCGCTCAGCGTAAAATCCGTGGTGCCGACCGGCGGGCTGCCTTCATATTTCACGTAGGCGGCCAGCACCTTGCCCTGTACGTGCGGGCTATGATCCGTGGCCGTAGCACTGCCCGCCACGCCCACCGCCGCGCCGGTGCTAAACTCGATCCGGTCAATCATTGCAGCCTCGTGTAAATTACGTAGACCGTCAACTCCCCGGCCGTCAGCGTCTCGCCCGAAGTCTCATCGATGATATAATCGATGGTCTCAGCCCCGGCCGGGCTGTAGATGAACCCGTGCCCGTTGGCCAGATAGGCCCCGCGAGTGTCCGTGCTCATAAACCCCTGCCAGCCGGCCGGCGCGCCGGTACCCTCGGTATCGGCCGCTTGCAGTTCGGCGTCATCCAGATCGAGCAGGCCGTCCGTATCGCCCCCGTCGCCAATCTCGACCAGGGCATCGTCGCCCGACGCGTCGAAGTCCGTGGTCACCTCGGCAAACACGGCGTGAATATACCAGATCTCGCCTGCCCCGATGGAGCAGACCGTCCCCGTACCGCCGGCCGCGACGGTATAGGTAATCGTCAGGCTGCACACGGTCGGCAACTGGCCTAAATTCTCAACGCCCAGGTCCTGGTCGATCAGGGTATCGTTCATGTCGAACGTGGTCGTGCTGAGGGTTAGCTCCCCGTTCAAAAATTCGTGAACGCCCCCATCACGAATCGCAAAAACCGGCGTAGCCACATCCCGCACTTCCAAGATATTGCTCACCCCGGCGCTGTCGATCACCACGCCCGGCGTCGCCGTCGCGATATCAGTCGGAACAGCCACCTTCATCCAATCATTGACCGTCTGACCACTACTATGAGTCCCGGCTCCGGTCGTCAGCCAGGCTCCACCATCATTAATGGTAAACACCGGCGTACTGGAGTCGCGCACCTCCAGCAAGTTCGAGACCCCACCGGCCGAATTGATCAACGCCGCCGGCGTGGCCGTGCCAATCGCGGTCGGGGCCGAAACCACCAGGTTTTCCAAACCGGATTGGCCGCCCGAGGCGACCACATCCCCGCCATCGTTGAGCGTCCAGACCGGCGTGCCGTTATCCCGCAACACCAGGATATCGTTCGTACCGTCCGAGTTGTCAAACTCACCCACCGGGGTGGCCGTGGTGCAGTCGGTGCAAGTCGCGCTCAGGGCGCTGAATCGGGTCGGCCGGGAGAGCGGAATGGCCGCCAAGAGCAACAGGGCCAGGACAAAAAGAATTAGATATTTTTTATTTTTCAACATATCCCTCAACCTTCCAGGAACGTCATCAGGATCGAGACGCCGGCCGAGTCGGCCCCCCCCCCACCGTCATAGTCAATCGTAGCTACCACGTGAGTCCCCTTCACAACATGGATGTGCTCGCCCCCCACGAAATCATCCCGATCGTACTCAGTACTCGTCGTGCCATCCCCGGTCACAGTGACCGCATCCAGATAAGCGTCGGTGTCGGCCGTAGTGCCAATATCCAAAATGAACGAGGTCGAGGCGTCGCAATTGGCGCTCACCTTCTCCAAAGTCATATCGAAGGGCGCAATAAATTCAAAGTGGTGGTTTGCCCCAAGAGTCCCAGGGACGAACACCACCACCGGAAAATGATGTCCTTGCATAGTAAAGCTCCTTTCTAAATTAGTTTTTCAGTTTTAAGTCACGTTTCTTTTGCCGATACCCCGGTACGTCGCCACACCAAACGCATATTCATCCCTGACTTTTATCGGCATAGTATCAGCCGTGAACATCAGGCCCCCGGTCTCCGAGGCCACACTAAACAGCTCCGGCAATGGATGAGACCGGCCGCCAGGGTTCTGGGAGTAACTCATTTGCAGGATACTGGCCATCATCGGAGCGGCCACATAAGCCCAGTCGTTCGTGTCAGTGAACTCCGGCACCGCGAGTGGTACCGGACGCGGGTCGCCAGGGCGAGACTCAGCATAGGGGTTCACGTTGTTCTCCGCCGTATCCGGCTCACCGCCAGGGCCAGCACCATAACCAAAATACTGCAAGGCCTTTCCATACAGATCGGCCGGGCCCAACCAGTAGCGCGGCCACAGCCCATGCCGCTTGGCGCTACCTAATTCGGTCTGCTTGTAGCATTCTAGCCGGGCCGCTTCCCAGGCCGCCCAACTGAACGCAGTCGTGGCCACATTGCCATGGTCGGAGTGAAACAGCGCGGTCGAATCTTGATCCAGGGTCGGACCGACCCCAGCATTATCGGTGAAGATACTCGCAATATCCGCGCTTCGAGTGCGCACCGCCGCCACCGCCAGCGCCCTGGGCACAGACTGAATCCGGGCAATGTCCGAGTTCCGCAACATTTTACGGGTGATGCCCACATAGCCCCCATACTTGATATAGGCATCGGTTTCCTTGCTATCGTCAACCGTCAGCTCCGTGTAGGGCTGACCGTCGCTAACCACCGGCAGGTTGGAAATCCCACCGAACTGCACCCAATTCATATCATGTAACGTGCCATTATTTGGTTGCACAGCCACAACCTCCTCAAACCAACGATAAGTCATCAGCCCGTCCCACAAACCAATGATCACCCGGTTCATGGCATCGACTGCCATGCCGGGCAGGGTGGTCGGATTGGCCGAACCCAGCACCACCAGACCACGATCAAATTGATCCTGCCAGGCAAAGTCGCCGGTCAGGGCCTCATACAGAAACTTCGGGCTACGGAGCTGCGGGTTAGGCAGCTTCGCCTCAGCTACCCCAAACATCCAGTTAACCGCATTGCGAAAGTCATCCTCAGGCACCGTCATGCCATACAACTGCGCCCCACGGTCACGCGGCGCATGGCCCAGGCCCATATCATTGATCACCCGCCGCTCCTCCCGCCCAACCAGGGCCTCGGTGAGCTTCTCCATCCCACTGGTCAGTTGATCGACCTGGCTGGTCAGCGCCAAAATGCGCGCTTCCAAAGCCTGGCCGCCATCACCATTGGTCGGAGCAGCTTGAGCCGCCAGGGCTACCGTCGTAACCGGGGCCGCCCCCCCCCCCCCCGAAGTCGGGGGGGTTGGGGGGGGTGTAGCCGGGGGGGAGTTCTGGCCCGTAGTAGTCTCTTGGGCCGGATTTTTATCTTCATCCATCGTAAAACCTCCAAATTGATTGAGTAAACCCAAAACCGAGCGTATCCGACCTTCGGCGCCCGGACCAAACACAAAATCGACCGACTCCGCATGGCTAATCTCATACGTTTGTCGCTCAACAACCTCATTCCCATCCACCTCCTTAAGCACAACCCGCCGAGTCGCAAGACCCGGCAACACCGCCGACATTCCCACGTCCGGAATTTCTCGGCCGGCCTGCTGATCCTCCCAAAACTCCTGGAGATAAAAGCGGAACCAATCCAAATCAGGCCGATTGCTCAGCCGCACCCCACCATCAATGCTCTGGTTCTCTCCATTCCAGGTCGGTCCAAAAGTCACCCCCACCGCATCCTTCAACTGCGGATAGAATAACGTTGCCAGCGAGGCATGATCAATAAACACCGCCAGGTTATTAAAGAGCGGCGCCGCTCGTTGGACCGCCTGGGGCAAAATCAGCCAGTTCGAAGACCTACCATTTCGCTGCCGCACATACCCCGCCCGGATAAAACTCACCCCATACTCAACCCGGCCCTGGCTCTCACCAGCCCCTTGTAACTGCGTCAAACGCAGCGGTATGTAAATTCGCTCCGTTGCGTCGAAGCTCGCCGGTTTCTCCTCCCTCATCGGTTTCGGTTTCGGAGCCGTCTCCGTCTGCTGCTTCTCGTCCATGCTCTTCGCTCCAATCCAAAATATCGGTAATTTGTTCCTCGGTCAGGATCTCACCAGCAAATTTAAAACTCAGCCGAACCGCCATCTCATCGGTGATCCAGCCAAAGGTTCGCATCTTGCCAAAGGCGGTCACGATCGTTAAGGCCGCTTTGGCCAGGGCCTCATTGTCCGCTCGCGAAATGTCCGGCGCCTCAGCCTCAATTTTTAAGTCGTTATTTTTATAACTTTTCGCTTTTCCAATCGCTACGGCCCGCTCATACGCCACCGTAACGAGTTCGATCAACATATCGCCCAGGTCCGCTTGCCTCATCCGGTAATGCCGATGAGTCGGGTCGCCCATCTCCACAGCCGTGCTGCGGGTGGCCGAGTCGCCCTCAGCCAGAAAATGCAGCGGAATATTGGCCGCCGTGGCCACCGCCAGCCGCTGCGCCCGGCCATCGGGCGAGGCGTCCCAACCCTGAAGATTCGCCGAAGGAAACTCAATCCTCTCCCCGCGACCGTGCACATAGATCGATCCCCGGACCGGAGACGTCGTTTCGTACTGTTTCTGTTTGGCGGCCACTTGGGTGTCATCCTCGACCTCAATGTCAACCACGGCCATTTCCGTCCGAACCCGGTTGAAATCCACCCGGTCCCGCAGCCAGGCCGTGTAACGTTCGGCCACCGGCAGCACCGGCCCCAGGTCCGACTCGCCCCGGGTTGCCCCCACGACCTCGTTAATCTTGAAATGAAGTAGCAACGGTTCACCGGGCATAGCCACGTGCTTGCTCTTCCAGATCTTCGGCTCCAGGTTATAGGTGTGTGGGTTTTGCTCGTGAAATTCGAGGGGCCGCTCATAGTCGTTTTCGTCACACAAAATGAAGGGGACACAACTCGCGGGGATCTCGCGCACATAGGACATACCATTCAGCGGGTTCGGGGCCGACAGAGCAATAAAAATTTCCCCGGCTCGGACCAACTCATCACTCCATTTGACCAGACGCTTGGCGATGCGATTCTCCGGATGGCCACAAAACTCCTGAATAAACCGGTCCACCCCCCGGCGTTTGCTGCTAACCTTAATCCCGTCGCCAACCACATAGGCCGTCGTGAGCCGCACGATCTGCCGGATCAGGAAATTGCGCTTCCAGGCTTCCAAGGCATCGAGCAGGTCCTCGTAGCGCTCATACCAGGGCCGGTCGGCCGGGCCGCCGCCACTGAGTTGAGTCCAACCCGGATCGCCGTCTTTGACCCGGGCGCTGATGGCGGCCAACCAGGTCGAAACGGTGGCCAGGCCACGCGAGATGAAACTACGGACGCGGTCCATCAAACCAGGAGGTTGGGGCCTACTCATCGAATAACCCTCTTGCGACACTCACAATGGTGAAATACCCGCTTACACTTGCAGCCATAGTGAGCCGGGGGTTGAGGCCCCAGCCCACGCCGGTAAATTTTTTCATTTCGTTTGGTACATACTTCATCCGGATCGTTTCGCTCAGGCGACGTCGGATCAGCCACCCACTCCTCGAAAATGACCTTGTTGGTCCCTTCCGGGCATTTCCCGGCCTGGGTGCACTCAGCCATCGATCACCACAATTCCCCGGGCCACGCCCTTATGCCGCCGGATAACCCCACGCTTCTCCAGGATCGACAGATAGGTCGAGATCAATGACGTACTGTTAACCCCCACCTCCCGGCCGATCTCCCGGTAGGTCGGCGCATAGCCGCGCTGCCGCACATAGTCCCGGATGAACCACTCCATCCGCTCCAACAGCGAGCGGCGCCGCTCAGCTCCATTTGTTGGTATCATCCCGCTCATACCTCTCGATCACCGCCGACTCGCCCGTCGACAGGAACAATTCACCTTCCCGATACAACCTATCCGCCTCAGCCGTCAACGCCGCCGAGAGCAGCCGGTCATCGTGAACCGGGACCAATTCCCCCAGGGCCATTATCTTAGCCGTCGCCTTCACCCCCCACTTCATCCCCCGCTCGATGGGCACACCCTCCGACAATTCATACCCGCACTGCTCAGCCTGGCGGAAAAACCACCAGCAATCAGTGCCTTCATCCTCCCGCCCATCGGCGAAATACACGAACCGCCCCGTCTCAACCGTCGCCAGAAAGTCATTCCCCAAGCGGCTCTTATTGTGAGTCTTGGCGAAGTCGAAACCAAACACCGGCCGGTGGTACTTCTCGATGAGGGCATCCGTGACCCCCTGGCCGACGCCGGTCATATCGCTCACAACCGCCGTCACACCCCAGTGCCCCAGGTAAGCCAGCGCCCGGCTAAACAGGCTGGGCCGGCCCTGAAATTCCTGAAAATGGCGACTACCATGGTCAACCCACACGTCGACCACTTCATAGCGCGGCCCGATCAGGCTCTCGTCACGCACCACCCGGCAGATCGTGACGACCGTGTAGTCGCGGCCGGGGCTGTCGAGTTCGGCGAACGCGGTCACGGCCGCCTCATCCTGGCCACCCACGTCAACCAGGGCCAGGTAGATCTCCCCCGGCCGGGGTGCGTCGAGCCGGGGGTGCCGGCCTTGCATCAGTTGCCGGCGGCGTCTCGGAAACAGGCCGGCCGCCACGTCAACCGGTTCGTTAAAGAGCTCGGTTTTTACGACCGGGTGCTCTCGCCCCTTCTGCCGGATCTGGTTGGCAACGAACTCCCGGTAAGCCGGGTTCTCCTGACCAACGCGGTCAGCCTGTACAATGAATACCCGCTGCAGGCCATCCTCAGCTTCGAGCTTCTCCAGGCGCTGCTTAACCCGCCACAGGTAGTCCGATGTGGTCCGGACCGTCCCGACGTAGAGCGCCGTAGCATTCGTGGAAGCTCGCATAAAGGTAAAGCGTCGCTCCACAACGGACTCGTCCTGATCCTGTACCTCATTGATGATCAGCAGCACATTGGCCGTCGCGCCCTCCGCCTTCGCCTGGGGATGGCCCGAAAAAAAAGCTACCTGCGCCTGGCCAACGCCCCGCCGTACCGGTTTGCTCTTGCTCCACCACGACCCCCCCAGCCATAAATTCTCCAGCCGGTTCTCCAGCCTGGAGACGCCGGTGGCGGTCTGGGTGCCGGTCGGATAGACGTGAACCAGGCCCGCCTCAACCCGCTGACACAGGGTCAGCAGAAAAACACACATCTGGGCCACCGACTCATCCTTGCCCGACTGCCGGGGAAAGATCCACAGGAACTCACGCCCCTCCCGATACAAACAACTCTGAATCACCGCGTCGGCCGGGCCAACCTGGTAGCCCCGAAGCGGCTTCTGGATCACAATCACCGAATAGAGCCGAATCGAGAGCAGCACCTGCACCAGGCGCCGGATCAGCCCGCGAGCAAAAATAGCTCCAGTACCTGACTTTTATCGACCCCCAAGATCAGCAACGCCAGCGCCACCCCAATCAGCAACACCGCCCGGGTCAACCAATTCAACCGGCTTTCGATCTGAGCCAGCCGATAGTCAATCCAGGGATCCAGACCATCCTCACGCTTGGGGTGCGGGCCGGAGACACTAACCGGGGGCGTCAGCCGGTCAATCGCCGCCTTCAGTCGCTCCATACCATTTTTTGGTTTATTTTTTTCTTTCCGGTCTTCCAGTTCGGTCACGGTTCTAGTCCTGTTGCAACAACGGAATGTTAAACTCCGTGCTAATTTCATCGATGGCCGCCGCGATCGCGTCGAGCAGCCCATTGGCCGTTTTGCCGCTGAGCGCCCGCTGATCCCGCAGCAATCTACCCTGCCGACTGAGCGCCTGGGCGTGCAGGTTAAATATCCTCAAAAATAACTCCGGGTCCTCAGTCTGCCCCAAAATCTCGGTAGACCGAGCCAACTGCTCCCCCAGGTTTTGAACCGCGTCCTCGATGGTCACCACCGGGCCAACCGGCTTCTGGTACCAGCCGTGCGTCAGCCGGTTCTCATTCCCCACCGGCGCGCCCACTCTCGGCCCCCCATCCAACCGGTGCCCGGCGCACCGGGGCGGATCAGAGCCGCGCATGGCCCAGGCTCGACAGCGATCGCCGCTATCGTACCGATGGCCGCACTTGCGCGAACCGCCGCGAGATAACGACACGACCGTATGCCTCCAACACCACCACATAGACCAACGCCACCAGAACCAGCAGCATCGCCTTGAGATCGCCGGTCATTCAATTCCCTCCCCTGGGGGATTAGGAGACCCAGAGGCGGGAAACATCCGGTCCAGATTAGCCAGTTGTTCACGTTGAACCGATTTTACCGCTCGCCGGCTGGCCGCAATCCAACCCGCCTGTATATTCAGGCGCAAAAACTTCCACGGCCCCAGATCATCTCCATTCACCGCCTTGTGCCCCACCGCCTCAGCATACGCCTCATAAGCCTCAGCCGCGATATCATTCCAATCAACTGTTGTCGGCATATAGCCCCCTTTCACCCCACCGGAGAAATAAATCAGCATAGCAACCCCGAATTTCTACCTGCAACCTGCCAAATAAAAATGACCCCGCCCTCGGCAACCAGCGACGCGCTGCCGAAAACGGGGTCTATTCAAAAGGAGAAGAAAACAACACCCGGCAACGCGACATGCGCGCCGCCGGGCAAAAACAATCTTACCAGAACACAGGTTCTATGTCAAATCCCTCCCAAATGCTCAGTCCCACAGATGCGAAAACTCGCAATAAAAAAGACCCGCTGCTAGTGCAGCGGGTCCCTCCCAAACCATTCGCCATACAACGGCCCCGGCTCATTCCCCACTAACCGGGGCCGTCGCTCAAAGGAGGAGAAGTCTATCGAAAGGTATTGTACCAGAACAGCAGTTCTGTGTCAAAGCAAAAGCCCCCGTCTGGCCGGGGGCTTAGATCAATATATAGGGGACCAAATTCCGGAGGGAGGCCCAATCACCGGGGGACCTCTCCCCAAGCTACGCCCGGCTCGTGTGTGTGAGTGGGATATCCAGGCTACCCACCCCTCATCAACCCATCGCAGCGCCTGGCCACCTCTCGATGGAAAAAAATTAGCATCGAAGTAAGGAGGTTGGGGCGCGGGAGGGTGCTCGCGCCCCGGAGGTAAAGCCGTCAAAATGAGAGAATAAGGTAGTCCAACTATTATACCCGAACATCCGAGCTAGAGCAAATCCGACAGCCGGCGCTCAGCCTCAACCCCAAATAAACGGCGGTAAATCGTGACTTTGGTCCGGCGCTGCCCAATTCGAGCCTCATCCAGGGTAAAGCCAGCCATCACCGTATCCCAGCCCACCGAGCAATCAACCACCGCCCCCAACAGGTCGGGCAAAGCCAGACCGCCCCGACAGACGATGATCGCCCCCCGCAGTTCGTAATAGCGCCGACCATCCCCGACCGAATCGCCAGGCAGCCAGACCGCCCGGCGCGCCAGATTATCTATTTTTAATCTCATTTTTTTTCTTCCTCCGGATCGACCACCGGCATCCAGTGGGTCACCTCCTCAGGCAGGATATAATCAAATCCATTATCCCAATCCCCACCGGTCCAGACAGCAGTATCATACTCCACCACTCCCCGGAACAGCCGCCGGATGAAACAGCCCTGTCCCCGCTCCGGCAATCGATCCTCTGATTTGATCCAATCACTCATCACACCTACCCCCAATTCCCGAAAACCCGCCGTAGCCGCTGCCAATCTCGGTCGATCTGATCATCGACGTTCCGGTTCCAGAGCCGGATAGCCTCCTCATCCGAGGAGGCCACCGGCCCCTGCGCCCGGCAACTCCCACACTCCACATAATAGTCGACCCGCCCCCCCGACGAATCCGCCTGAACCAGCGGATCATCATCCCCACAAAAGGGGCAGAGCTCTCGATCAGGAAATTCTCTCATTTAATTTTTCTCCTTAAACCACATCGCTCGCAGCTCGGCCGGGCTGAGCGCATGCTCCAACTCAGCATCGGTCGAATGCTCGATATGATAGATGCCATAGTCGTCGTCGTCCTGGATGTACACTACCACCAGACGACCCTGGGCGACCAACTCAATGATCGCCTCATAGGCCGCCCGGAGCCGCTCCTCAGGCGGTAGATCATCGAATATGGCCACAAACTCATCAATCGGGCTAGTCCCACTCATAGGGTCCCTCCCGATCGATCGTCAGCAAATGCTCAACCTCAGCCTGGCTAAATTCCGCTTTCATCTTCTCAATCAACCCCTGCCGCAGGAGCAGATCGCTATTGTTGATAGCCGCCTCGATCCTGGCCCCAATAATCCCCGATTCGGCCCGGGCGCACTCAACCAATTTTAGCGCACTGGTCAGATGGCTGCCCGGCTGATAGGTCAGCCACTGCCCAAACCGAACCACCAATCCTTTATGAACTTTTTTAGTCATTTTTTTTCTCCCCTTATTCCATTTATTTTCCCCATTTGGGGATTGACTTTTCCTTTCAGACATGATACACTCACATACGCATTTACGCAAATTCACACCCACGGAGGCCAAACAATGGAAGAAGAAAGAAAAGAGGAACGAATAGGCGTCTGGCTACCCGCCGACCTTGTCCGCCGGATCAAGATCCTCGCCATCGAGGAAGGAACCACCATGAAAGATTTAGTCCAGGAAGCCCTGGAGAATCTGCTACGCGAGCGCGGACAGGACGAAGACATAGAGGAGCCGGCCCTACTCGCCGCGTAGAAAAAAGACGCCGCCAGCCCGGCCAGGCTGACGACGCCAATCAAAGGCCTCCGTGTAAAACTCTAATCTCTCTCCGTCGCTACGAGCGAGATTTTAACAACCGAATAGAGACCCAATGATGCTGATGGCTGGATTTGAACCAGCGACCCCGAAATTATGAGTTTCGACCCCCCAACCCCACCCTGCTAAAATTTCTTTTTCGCTGTTCTAAATCACTCGAACACCGGCCCCGAAACTAGATATTTCTGGGCGGTTGTTCTGGTTTCTTCTCCAGGTAATCCATCGGGCTGTACCCAGGATACTCCCGGCCCGGGGCCAGGGCCTGGGTGTAACGCTCGACCATTGCCAGGCTCGACCACCGGCCCCATCGCTGGATCTTGAGCGACGAGGCTCCCGCCTCATCGGCCAGGCAGGCAAAAGCCCGGCGCAGCGCATGCGGACTTACCCCCTGGACACCGGCCCGATCTCCAAGTTTTCGCAACAGATCCCCCAACCCGAACCGGGTCAGTCCGCAGCCCGGGGTAATCCCACCGAGCGAAGTAAACACCTCGGAGACATCCCGCCGGGCGAAGCGCACCGACAGCCAGGCTTGCAGCCGGGCCAGGGTTGCCTGCCCGAAATAAGCCGGGTTCTCATCGCCCCCCTTACCCACCACGACTACAAAGTTTATTTTTACTTCACCAAATTTCAAATTCATCTGGACATCATTCACCCGCAGCCGGCACAACTCCGACGCCCGCAGCCCAGAGTCGACCATCAGGCTCACAATAGCCGCATCCCGGAGTCCCCTGAGAGTCCCAGGGACACAGGCGTCGAGCAGCACCTGCACCTCAGCGGCGCTAAGCGTGCGCTGGATACGTTTCCGAACCGGGACCGCCTCCAGCACATCGGCCAGAGCCTCCTCAATGAGCCGTTCCCGGTAGAGCCAGCCCAGCCAGGCCCGGGCCACAGCCAGAGCCAGGCGCAGCGTAGCCGGACTCCACGCCTCAGGCAGATCGGCCGCCCATTCGCGGATCAACAGGCGAGTCAACTGAGCGGGCCGGACGACCCGGCGCTCAGCCAGCCAGCCAACCAGGTTGGCCAGGTAGGCGGCATATTTCTCCCGGGTACCGGGCGAACGCTGCCGGAGTTTGAGATAGCGGTCATACTCACGCAGGCTTAGCTCAAGCTCATTGGTCACAGCCAACAGCGCCGGCTGAGACGGTTTTTGGATCAGGCGTAATTGCGGCTTCATGGGGTCCTCTATTCCATTTAATTAACAACAGAATATCAGAAATTCGGACCTCAGACTACTAGAACAGCCGTTTTACAAGCTAGTTAAGAACGCCTGTTCACTTCCCCACGAGGGATGATAGCACAATAGTACCGGAAAATCAAAACAAAGGAGTTTATTGTGAGGACAAACTCATGACCGACACGATTTGTATTCCCGACCAGGCCGTGCAGGAGCTGGGCCTACTCGACGCCTATCTGCTCTGTCTCATCCGGCGTTCCGGCCGGCTTCAGGAGTCGATCCCAACCCTGGCCAGACAGACCAGCATCGGACGCAACCGCCTACGTCGCGCTCTACACCGGTTGGTCCGGACCGGCTTAGTCGCCAACCTAACGCCCACTCTCCAACACCGGCCCCACACCTACGAACTCAGCCGGCGCGGGTTGGGGCTCCCATTTTGGGACTCCCAAAACAGGACTCCCAATTCGAGCAGTACTACTACTACTACTACTTTAAATGTAGAGAACCCCCCTGATCAAGAGGTAGCAGTAGTAAGGGTACCCGAAATAGGAGTCCCAAAACGGGAGCCCTCGAAGCGCAAGAAATTACCCGACGAACAGATGACCTTGATCGAGGAGGACCACAACCAAAACCTGGGAGCGCTCGACATCCAAGCGCAACAACATCTGGCCCGGCTCGGCATCAACGCCAATTTGTGCCAGCGTTTCGACACCGCCCCAGACTTAATTCGGGAGCACACCCCGGCCCAGATATTGATGTTCCACGACGCAGACGGCGCGATCGCGGCCAACCTGGCCCGGTGGCGCGAGGCCTGGGACAACGGGGCGCTGATCACCGCCCGGCCGGCCTTGATCTGGGCCAAGGTGGTCGAGGGCCAGCAGCCACCAGAGGCGGCTGCGGAGAAAGAAACCGAATGGTGGCGGGACAAGGCGATCATCCGATGATCCACCAAGCCATAGCGGACTACAAAGCCTGGCTGGAGGACCGGGCACGGTTCGCCAAAGCCATAACATTCCAGGTGACCGAGTATCAACTCATCTTCCAGTTAACCCAGGAAATCGAGACTCACCTAACCCGGGGCACCCGCCATTACTGGGCCTGGGACGGGACACTCCTGACCACCCTGGATGAGGTGGTCAGAGCTATCCTGGCCGATGAGTTACTTACGTTTAATTTTTAATTTTTTTTATTACCTACAACCGAAAGGACAAGACCAATGATTAAGCTTATTTTTAATTTCTCACATCCTCTAGGCAGCACAACCGGACCCACCGAAATGCAGATCCTGGAGAAACTCGGCCAAACCACCGTTGCCATCGTAACCATCCCCCTCCCCCTCCCCCTCGACCCGGAAAAATCCCTCGTCTGGCAAGTCGAGGAGGTATGCTGGTCCGCTCTGGACGATTATGGACAGCCGGACGCCATCATCCCCCCACCGGACCCCACCGCAGCCATCCTAATCGATCGCTTTTTTTCAGTGACAGAAACCGACATCCCCTGCGTCACCTTCCAGGCCCTAATCAGGCTCGACGGTGGCTTAGTCGAAATAATCACAGAAGGCGAGGTGACCCTATGAGAACCGGAGTCCTACACCGACGCAACGGCCAAAGCCTAAGCGTAGAAGTCCAAAAAGCACGCACCCTGTTCGAGACCAGTGAACACACCAGCGGGCTAACGCCCCGCGAAGCGCGATTCAACCCGTGCGAGCTGCCAGGCGAAATTTTCATCAACGGCCTGACTATCGTCGCCGACCACCAAGTTCAAATTGGTCACATCCGGGTGACCACGGAGGAGGAACCCAATGCCAACGAAACTCTATAAACAAATCTATAACCAAGTAGAAACCACACCCTGCAAATTTTGCGGGGATCCCACCGAGGCGATAGTCACCAAGATGTGCAACTGGTGCTATGAGGTCGAAGGACGAATCGACCGCTTCCTCAAAACAAAAGCTGGCCGGGACTTCATCCGAGCCAAGCTCAGAGAAAAAGGCGACAGCGTTCTAGCCAGAGACGACTTCGTTGATCCAAAGGAGGAACCCAGTGAGCCGAGCTAACGCAGTTCAGTGGGCGCAGCAAATGCTGCGCCGCGATTTTGTGGTGCTCGACACCGAGACCACAGGATTTGGAGCCAAAGACGAGCTGGTCTCCATCGCCATAATCGACCAGAATCTCAACATCCTGCTCCACACCCTGCTACAGCACACCAAACAGAGCGACCCCAGCGCTCAGGCCGCCCACGGCCTGAGCTACGTCCAGACCCGGACCGCGCCAATGTTCGCCGAAGTTTGGCCCCGGATCGTCCAGATCACAACCGGCCGGTCGGTCGTAATCTACAACCGCGCCTTCGACCTGAGACTCATCGGGCAAACCGTCCGGCGCTACAACCTGGGGCTGGATTTAAACATCCACCAGGCTTATTGTGCCATGGAGGCCTTCGCCGAGTTCTACGGAGAGCGGGGGCGACGCGATAGCTACCGCTGGAAGAAACTCGAAGTCGCAGCCAAAATGTTCAAAATTCCAACCGAGGGCGCTCACAACGCCCTGATCGACGCCAAGACGACGCTATTGGTCATCCAGGCCATGGCCGCCTGGACCGGGCCGGGGCCGGGCGCACCCCTCGCACACCCCCACGACAGCCGGCCCGACCGCAAACAGAAACCCCGGAGAGGCAGGCGACGATGAAGAAGCAACCCTTCCCTCCCGAAATCCTGAACCAACTGGCTAATAACCCCAGCGATCTAATCGAGATCATCCGGCTGCAAAACCTGCGCATCGCAGAGCTAGAGATCGAGGCGGCCGAGTGGAACCGGACCGCCTTCCAATGGGCCGAAGACTGCATGGTCGCCGCCGGGGAGCTAAGCCGCTGCCGGGAACAACTCAAGGAGACCCAACTATGCAACACACCCTGACCCTGGCCATCAGCGCCAACGCCCAAATTCGGGACGATCACGGCCAGGCCGTGCAGAACTACATCGGGAGGATCATCTACCTGGTAATTTTTTTTCCTGATTTTTTTTATATTCACATTTCACGTTTCACGTTCCACACCTCCCACGTCCTACGTTCCACGTCCCACGACCTCCACCTGTGGCTCATCGAGTGGCGCGCCGATCTGGCCTACATCTGGCTGGCCGCCAAAATTCTCGCCAGGAGTGGCCTATGTACTACAAACTGAACTTCAGCAACCCAAGGCCGTTACCCGTCTCATTCGCAGTGCGGATCACAGGCGACCTGTACGCCATCGAGGCCGTTGGTCTCGATGACCTGAACGAGCCGCCGCCTTCGGGAAAACTGGTCATCCGAGGAGAGCCGGCCGCCTGGCTCTACCTAGCCCTAACAGGCCACAATTTTGGCCTATCCCCCCAGGTCACCAACCTGGCCGCAGCCCGATTCGCCCGCGCCCTCATCACCGGGCGAATCATCGGCGGCTACCTGCTAGCCCGGCGCGTGCTGTGGCACTGGGGCGACTTCATCCAGCCCTATTTCGGCATAAAACTCCTCAACGCTCAGAACCGGGTCATCGAGGAACACCCATTCTACCGGATAAGATTACCCCTCGATCTCAGCCCCCACTGTGAAGGGAGGCCCTACGTATGAGACCCACCCAGTTAGAGAAGCTGGCCGAAATAATGAAAGCCGAAGCCAAGATGAGAGGCCAGGCCCGGCGCAGCATCGGCGAGACTCACCTAACCCTGTTCTGGGGCAACCAGTTCGACCTGTGTATTGCTCGCTTCGGGAACTGGCCCAGAGACGTAAGTAAGCACGAGCACATCCGGGCCTTCAAAATCCCCAGCTCCGCCCGCACAATCCGTGAGGAGCGCAACAACTGGTACCGGATTTGGTACCGCTGGAGCGAGCCGGTCCCACTCACCCAAATAAAAATGGCCGAGGATGAAAACCCGGCCAACAATTATCAACAGGAGGAAAGCTAAACTAATTCTTAATTTTTCATTCTTAATTTTTAATTCTATCAAAAGCCCCCGGCCGGCCCTGCATCGCCAACCGGGGGCAGCCCGGCGGGAACGCTCGCGCCGGGCCGTCACTATTATACCATAGAAAGGAACGCATTATGGATGACAATACCACCCCTAACAACCTGGATGTCAAAATCCGGGACGGAAAAATTGTCGGGGTCAAAGAGCCAGGCATGTCCACGCTCGGCTGCCTGATCTGGATAGCCATCATCGGCATGGCCATCATTGTTATGATGGACGACGGCGCGAGCGAGCACGGCCTCGGCGCCGGCGTCCGAACCTGCCAGAATACCCTACTGCGGGGGTACGTCTGCGATGGACGGTAAAGTCAAGCTCCAGCGCCTCCAACGCGGCGGCAGCCAGAGCGTGCCCGTCAAGCTCAGCCACGGCCAGCACGGATTTTTCTGCTACATCCGAATCAGGACCACGGACGGCCTTGACCAGATCATCAAAGCCCAACCAGCCACCTTACTCAAGATCCTGGAGCCCATAGTCGCCGACATAAAATCCAGCCTCGGGCTCATCCCCCCCGGCCACCAGCGCCTGGCCCCGCACAGCCAAACCCTCGATTGGATAACCCCGCAAATGGTCATCCAATATTTCGAGCAGTCTCCAATCCTCCAAGAGATAGCGCCCGACGTCCGAGCCGTGCTAAGCGGTCTCATCACCGGGGGCGAGAGCCAGACCGGCCCCGCCCCCCAACTCACAGCCGATCTGGAAACAATTCAAAGTTTTTTTTCTTTTTCGGATCTTTTTAATCCAGACGGCTCCCCGATCCGAGGCATCCAAAGCCGGATCGCAGAGGCGTTGGGCATCAGCAACGCCGGGACCAGCTACCGCAAGCGGATCATGGCCGTGCTGGAAGCGCTGACCGAGAAGCCAGAAGAAAAGGAGGAGCTAGCCGCATGACAAAAACCTGCACACATTGTCACTCCGGAGAGATCTACGGCCGCGACCGCTGTCAGGCATGCTTCCAGTATCTATACCGCACCGGCCGGGATCGGCCCCTACGGCGCTGCCCCGAGGGACACTGGACCACCCGGCCCAATCATTGCAACGTGTGCCACGACCCCCGGCCCCTATGTAAAAATTGCGGCGGAAAAATCGCCCGGGTCCGAGGCCGCTGCCTGGCCTGCGCCAAATACCTCAACCGGCACGGGAAAGAGCGCCCCAAGTACAACTACAACCCCCGCTCTCATTGCCGCAACCCCTCCTGCCGCTACCCCATCCGGCGGGGGGCACCCAACGCTCGAGGCGGCTACTGCCAGGCCTGCTATCAGTACCGCCGCATGCGCGGCTACGACCGGCCGCAACGACTCACCGGCGGAAACAAATGGTGCGAGTGTGGGAACAAAGCTACCCACAAAATCAAGACAGAAGACTACTGTAAAATTTGTTTTAATAATTATCATTCAATCTTTTCTTCTACCCCTCCCAAACACCAGCCGCCCACAGCGACAGCGGCCCAGATGGACACGGGGGAACAGTAGAAGAAGTAGAAAACAAACAAAGGAGAAAACAACATGATAATAACCATCGCCAACCATAAAGGCGGAGTAGGTAAGACGACGACCGCGGTCACCCTGGCCACGGGCTTCGCCGACTTGGGATATCCAACCCTCCTGGTGGACACAGATCCCCAGGGACACGTCACAGAGTTCCTAGGAATGGAACCCTACTCAGGCCTATATCAGCTAATCGTCGCCGACGCAAAACTCAGCGACGTGATCAGACTCCCAACCGGCAACAAATGCGGCGTCATCGGCTCCGACCAACGAACCGTCGACGTCGAGACCATGCTACGCACCAGCAACTTCCTCGACCCAACCATCATCTTAGGAGAAGTCCTCTACCCCTTCACCAAAAACAACCCCAACGGAATCATCATCATCGACACCGCACCCACCTTATCCAGCTTGCAGTTGGCGGCGCTATGCGCCGCCGACTGGTTACTTATTCCGGCCTCACCCGAGTACGCCAGCGAGGCCGGCATATCAGGATTGACCTCAACCCTGGACCAACTCCAAAAAGAAGGATACAATCTCAAGCTCCTTGGCATCCTGCCCACTCTGATCGACTCACGTAGCAAAGAGCACGCCCAAACCATCCAGGATCTAACATCTATTTTTAGAAATTTTATTCTTCCCCCCATCCGCCGCCTCATCGCTATTGCCGAGGCCCCACGCAGCGGCAAACCCATCTGGAGCTATGCCCCCCAGGCCACCGACGACTATACCCTGGTCCTGGCCGCAGTCCTGAAACGGATCGGCCTATGAGCGACAAACCCCGACGCTCAGGACTCCAACCCGAATCGTCATTCGTTCGAGACCAACTCGACCGGGCCCAACGCCAGGCCGAGGAGGGCAAACGCCGCGGGGCCGGCAAACCCGGCCACGCCGGGACCGTAGGCCGCGACCGGGCCGGCCGGGAGCGAGCCACCTACAACGTCAGCCTGGCCCGGCAATCGCTAATCCGAGAGATCGCCCAGGCCGAAGATATTTCTTTATCCAACGTGGTCGAATTTGCTATTGTCGTTTTACACTCCGCCTGGCAGCGCGGAGACATCGACTTGGGAGAGATGAAGCGACCCACACGCTCGCTCAGAGTCACATGGGAATTAGAGATACCTGACAAATTTAGTTTTTTTTCGTCTCAAAGCCAACCTTAACGCAGGCCCAAAGCTGGCCTATGGCTGGCTTTAATGCTGGCCTATCGCTGGCCTATGGCTGGCATCGAGGCCAGCATACCGCTCGCTCAGTGCGGCTGAGCGAGCGTAAAAAAAAGAATTTGTGTTCTATTACATTTCAATTAAAAAGCCCCAGGACGGGGCTTAGAAAGGCAAATCAGATGAAGGAACTAAACTCACTCCAAAAAAAGCTTCTCATCGCCGCCCTCGTTCAGTACAAACCACCAAGCCCGGCAGAGAAAGAAATCGCCATGGTCGTAACCGCCTCAATCATAACACAACTCCACCTCGAAAAAGAGTTACACGAGTTCTCACATTTCTGGAAACAAAGAGTAGAAATACAAAAAGGAGAAAGCGATGATTCTAAACGTTAGCCTCACCCAAATCGATGACAACCCATATCAACCCCGGCTATCCTACGACCCCCAAGGCATCGAGGAGTTAGCCCGCGATATCCAGCAGCGCCGGGCCGATCTTCCCAGCACCCTCGGCCTGATCCACATCCCCCTGGGCCGGGTCATCCTATCTCAGTCCAATCCGGAGATCATCAACCCGACCGTCGACTGCCAACATACCAGCCTGCCCAACCTGCTCAAAGAACTCCACCACCACCGGGTACAGTTAGCCGCCGGCCACCGCCGGCTCAGAGCCTTCCAATGGCTCAACAACCTCGACCACACCAACCCGGACTGGGCCGAGATACCCATCGACCTCGTCTATCTCGACGACGAATCGATCTTCGATATCGCCTTTTCAGAGAACGCCCGGCGGGCCAACCTCAACGCCATCGAGGAAGCGCGGGCCATTGAGATGGCCATACACAAATTCAATCGGACCGCAAAACAGGTCGGGGAGGGGTGGGGCCTGGCCGAGTCCACCGTCAGCAACAAGCGCCGACTGCTCCAACTCCCCGAAGCCGTGCAGGAGCTAATCCGGACCGGCGCTCTCACCGAAAAACACGGCCGGGAGATACTGCCCCTGGTCCAGGTCGTGGACCAGCCGGGCGAGGCTATCAAGCTGGCCCGGCAGGCCGCCAGAGAAGGCTGGCAAGTCGGGAACCTATCCAGCCGAGTTAAATGGAGACTCCAGGACTTTCTCCACGAAATCGAGGAGCCGGTCATTCACTGGTCCAAAGTCTGGAACCGGGAATTTATCGACCTCCCGGAGGGGTGCATCCCAAGGTGCGACCAGTGCCCGCTCCACGTACGGCACAACGGCCAGCATTACTGCACCGACGTCACGCTGCGCAGAGCCAAATACGAATCGTGGCGTACCTCGGTCGAACAAGCCGCCTCCAAAAAGTTCAACCTCCCCATCCACCGGGGATACGAACTTAGCCCCAGCGCCCTGGAAATTGCCCAGGGCTACGAGGGAGGCTGCATTAATCTAGCCCTGAGACACTCCCCATACCGCAGCGGCAACAACTCCCAACCCGATCCCCAACAATTTCCAGGCGTCTACTACAGTTGCCAGGCTAAAGATTGCGACTGTTACCACACAGCCGTCAACCAAAACCAGGCCACCCACTACGAAGCTAACCCACAACTCGCCGCCTACCACCAATGGCGTGACGGCCAGCAGCGCGAAGCCCGGCAGTTCCTCGAAGAGACCCGAACCACTCTCGAAACCAAGTTTCGTTTAGCTTTATCTCATTTGGAACCAAAGCAGATCGCTCCCTTCGTCGCCCTCATCTACCGCATCAGCGGCGCGCAAGGCGAGGCCCCGGCCGACCACCCGGCCATTGCCAGGGAGCTCGCCACGCTCAGCATGAACGTGCGGCAGGTCAATATCCGCAGCCGGGTCGGCCAGGTCAAACTCGACCTGGCCCAGACCCGCCGCCTGGCCAGGCTCAGCGACGACGATCCCAACGAGGAGCTCCAGGCCCACCTCCGGATCATCCAGGACACCCTGGAGGAACGGGAGTTCGAGCCGTCCATCTGGAAACGCAGCGCCGAGGAGAGCCTGCAGGCGGCCGCCAAGATCCTGCAGGAACAGCCCAACCCCGAACTGGCCGCCCAATTGCAGGAGCTTAGCCGGCGCTGGAAAGAGTTTTCCCAGGAAAAGAAATAACCCTCTTAGACGCCGGGCGACGGCCAGCCGCGCCAGGCCAACCCTCCCCGACGCCGGGCTACCCCCCCAGCCCCCCGTAAACGGGGGGAATAGGGGGGGTAGCCCGGCCAACCCTCCCCGATGCCCGGCGCGGGCGGCTGACGCCGCCGCGCCGGGCGCCACCAGGTCCAATATTGAACCCCCCAAAAATTCCCCACCCCCGACCCCCACCCCCGGCCAAATCGTAGGCTGAGCGTAGGGTACGATCACACGACCTGTGTTATACTATCCCCGGAGGAACAAATGCTACACATTTACCAAAAAGGCCCACAAACCATAATCACCCACCGCCACCGTATCCTGGTCCATCTCCACCCCCCCCCTGGCCAGGAAGAACTAACCGGCAAACCCACCTGGCAGCGCGGGCCAGGCTGGACCCGCCACCCTGCCCCGGATCAAGCCTGGGCCAAAGAGGTGCTCAAAGCCCAACGAGCCGACCCACCCAGCATCGACCCGACCAACCTGCCCGACCAGATGGACACAATCCAGGCCGCCGCCATCCTGGGAGTCACCGGCGAAACTATCCGGCGCTGGTGCCGAGCCGGGAAGATGGGGCGCAAAGTCGGGATCGGCCAGGAGTGGCGTATTAATAAGGAAGAGGTCGAGGAATTGCTCAAATGAAAATCCACGGCTACCTCGGCCTGGCCCTGCTGCTGCTCGATTCGGTCGTCATGCTCCTCAGCCCCTATCCACCCAAATATTTCTGGCTGCTCAAGGTCCTCTCAGACCTGGCCCTAATCGAGCTATACCTCACCCCGCTCAAAAAGCTCCTGACCCTGCTCCACTCCGAAATCCAATTCCGGCGCGCCATCAGGTTACGCCGGGAACGATACACAAAATTCATAGAGGATATAAAAACCGGCCAGATTCAAGATTTTGAACAAGAAGCCAAAAAAATTGTTTAGCCGTTCCGCATCTGGCGCTTGCGGCTCCACTCCTCGTAGGACCAAAGCCCCCCTTGACAAATCCCCACCTTAATGATATAACCGCCACCCCCCACCCATCAATCCATTCTTAATTCTTAATTCTTAATTGTTAATTCTCCGGGTTGAGACGACCGCCCTTTGCCTGCCACGGCTCCGAGCCGCGCCGTGCGCCCACATTAGCCATTGCCCCCAGCGTCTCGGTCCCCCGGCCCTGGTCGGCCGTTCGTAACTTATTCTCCCCCGACCGCCGCGCGGGCCTCGGCGGTCCCAAACCTTTCTTTTGGTGCTCAACCCGCCGACCGGTCTCTTAGCTCTGCTACGCCCCAACCATATCGGTAAAACCCGACCTTAACGCCCGGCCCCACCCACAAACAACGAAAAACAACGAACGCCCGGCCCCACCTTAACGTCTCGGTCCGACCTTAACGACTTGGCCCGGTCCGGTCCTCCACCCCCCTTTTTTTTTATTTTTTTTAACGGAACGGAAACGTTACCCCGTCGTTGTCGTCGCGTTCGCCGGGGGTTGATGTAGATTCAATTCCTAAAGGTGGGTTGTCTCTGGGCCGGGCCGTTTCGCGTTTCCATCGTTGGCTAAGCGTTGGGTTTGCGTGGGGTTTCCGTTGGGTTCTTTGGTGCGCTTTGTGTTATCATGTGTGTGTGTCTGGGGGTTGCGCCCTCCCCCCTCGCTGTGGGGCGCTTGTGGGGTGTTGCTGTGTCTCCTTTGTCTCCTTTGTCTTCTGTGTTTTTGTGGGTCCCTGGGGGGTCGGGTGCGGCTCCGTCGGTCGCCGCCGTTGTTTGGCCGGCCCGGGCTGCGCTCTCCCGTTGGGTCGTTCGCCGTTCTTCTCGTTCTTTTTCGGGGTGGGTTTGCTCGCTGCGGTTTGTCTCTCCTGCTCGCGCTGCGTCTTGCGCGGCGGGCTGGGCCTCCCGCCTGGGGGTTCCCGTGTTCGTGCGGCGGGCCGGGCCGGGGCTGTGGGCTGTGTCCGTTCCCGTGCTCTCCCCGGTTGGTTCCCCCTGGCCGGTTTTTGGCTGTGGTGGTCCGTTGTGTTAGGGGCCGTCCGGTTGCCTCGTCGTTGTTCGCCGGCCCTGGGGTCGGCCCTGGCCCGGGTCGGGTCGCCGGCGGTCCTGGCCGGGCTGCGGGCTCTGGCTCTGGCGGCCCGGCCCTGGGGGGTTCGCGCTCTGTCGTTGCGCCTCCGGCCCGGCGGGGCCGTCTCGTTGCGGGTGGTTTTGGCTTCGGCCGGCGCTGCGGCTCGGTTGGCGCGGTCGGGTGCGCCGCCGCCGGGCTTCTCCGTGCGCCGCCGCGGCCGGGTGGTGGTCGTGGTCGCCCTGGGGGTGTGGTGTTAGGGCCGGCCCAGGTCGGGCTGGGCGGCTCGCGCTCCCTGGCTCCCGCGTGGGGGGGCCTGGTCGGCCGGGTGGTCGCGGCCCTGGGCGGGCGGCCGTTGGCCGTGTCCTGCTGCCGCGGCGCTTCGGCCCTGGTCCGCGCTGCCGCCCCTGGCGCGGCTGTGTTTGCCGTCGCCTCTGGCCAGTGGGGCCAGGGTCGGTCCGCTTTTGCCCGCCGCGCGGCGGCCCTGGTCGCGGCGTCGCCTGGCGGGTTCGTCGCGTTCGTGGGGGGGCCCTGCCCGGCCGGGCTGGTCCCCTCGGCCTCGTCGTCCCGTTGCTGGGGCGGCTTTGGGTCAGGGTCGTGGTCAGAGTCGGCGTTTGCCGCCGGTTTGGGTCATCCCCTCGTGGTTTTCTGGTGCGGCGGCCCCGCCGCCCTCCCGGCCTGGCCCGGCGGGTCGTGGGTGGCGGCCGGCGGCGGGGTCTGGGCGGCCGGGTGGCGCTGGGTCCCCGTCGCCGCTCAGCCGCCGTTGTTTTAGGTCCCCTGGGGTTTGGCCCCCAGGGGCTTTTTTTTGGCGGCGGCTCGGACGGCCCCGCCTGAACAACGGCGGGGACAGGGAAGACGCGGCGGCATCGCCGCCGCCTGCCGCCATCCTGCCCACCTCCCCGGCTCCATTCCCCGACGCAGGGGCGCCCTCTCTGCCGCGAGCTTTCAGCTCGCGCTGGCCCACCCCCCGGCTCCATCCCCAGAGCCAGGGGCGCCCTCTCTGCCGCGAGCTTTCAGCTCGCGCTGGCCCACCCCCCGGCTCCATCCCCAGAGCCAGGGGCGCCCTCTCTGCCGCGAGCTTTCAGCTCGCGCTGGCCCACCTCCCCGGCCCCATCCCCCAGAGCCAGGGGCGCCCTCTCTGCCGCGAGCTTTCAGCTCGC